CTTGTGCGTGGGGCTAGGGCCATAACCGATAGCGCTTTGCGTGATTATGCGGTCAGAAGGCTACAAATCTCGGTAAAAGTCGAAAATGATACCGCATTTAGGTTTGCCAAAGCACTGCATTTTGAGGTAGAAAGCATTATGAGAAGGTTTGGCCCAGAGGGGTCGGACTATTACATGATGGTGAGGTTTTAATATGTCTGGATTATTTGGTGGTGGTCGCCCGGCTCCAACTCAAGCAGAGAAAGATGCTCAGGCTGCTCAAGCCAGGGCAGAGGAACGTGCTACCTCTCAGGAGCGCGCAGAGATGCAGGGTGCTCAGTCTCGCCGGCGGTTGCGCCGCACTGGTGGCATGAGGTTATTGTTTTCTCCCGCTCGTCAAGAAGGTCCGCAAAAAACTAAGTTAGGTGTTGAATAATGACTAAGATTAAAGATTTCCAAAAAGTCTATGACGTAAAGAAAGCGGCAAAAGTTCCTGCAAAAGAGGAGAAGCCTAATGCCAAAGAAGCTGCACCGAAGGCTGCTCCTAAGCGCAAAGCGTCTAAATCTAAAGGGTGAGCGTAAGCAAGCCTATGTTTATGGCACAATGCAACGTGTCGAAAAGAAACAAGAAGCTCAAAAGAAGGGTAAATAAATGGCTGTTCTTCCAAAAGATACTGGTGTCGTTGAGGCAAGCCTGACAGCTCAGGACACTTTCACTGACTGGATCTACTCCACAAAGGACTTTAACTTTTCCGTAAGTGGGACATTTGTTGGCACTGTCACAGTTCAACGCAGCTTTGACCCAGCCAATGCGGATAGTACCGCGCGTGACGTTGATACATTTACGGCGCCAATCGAAACCTATGGCTTTGAACCGTCCGGCGTTGCTCTGTATCGTGCTGGGTTTAAGACTGGTGAATTTACAAGCGGAACGGCAAACATTCGCATTGGCCGATAGGAGGCCGTTATGGTTGCTAAGAAGTTTCAAAACCCCAAGGGCGGCTTGAATGAAGCTGGTCGCAGGCACTTTGAGGCAAAAGAGGGTGGCAATCTAAAGGCTCCAGTAAAGACGGGGACCAATCCCCGGCGTGTCAGCTTCGCTGCTAGGTTCGCCGGGATGAAGGGTCCGATGAAAGATGAAAAGGGTCGGCCTACTAGAAAGGCTCTGGCCTTGAAGGCATGGGGGTTTGGATCTGTTGAGGCAGCGCGCAACTTCGCCCAGCGCAATAAAAAAGGATAATTAGATGGCTCGGCTGAATGTAAAAGATATCATTGAACGTGAGGCTAAAGCTCAGGCCCGTAAGGACGAATGGCGCTCAATCTATGAGGACTGTTATGAGTTCGCTTTACCGCAGCGCAACTTGTATTCAGGTTACTATGAGGGCGGCGTGGCCGGTAAGGGTAAGATGTCTAGGGTCTTTGACTCAACAGCCATTCACGCCACCCAGCGTTTTGCCAATCGCATCCAGGCTGGATTGTTCCCACCGCAAAAAGAATGGTGTCGCCTTGAGGCTGGCACTGGCATTCCAGAGCAACAACAGCCACAGGCTCAATCGGCGCTAGACGCATATACAACTCGTATGTTTGAAACATTGCGTCAGACTAACTTTGATCTGGCGATGGGCGAGTTCCTGTTGGATCTCTGCGTTGGTACTGCCGTTATGATGGTGACGCCTGGTAATGAAACTACACCTATTCGCTTCACTCCAATCCCACAGTATCTTGTAGCTATTGAAGAAGGCACATTTGGCAATGTCGATAACGTATATCGCAAATTGCGAATGAAGGCGGAAGCGATACCGCAAGAGTTTCCTGATGCTGAAATTACAACGGAGCTGGCAGAAGCAATAGCAAATTCACCTTCCAAAGAAATCGAACTTATGGATGCTGTGATCTACGACTATGAGCAAGGCATTTACTGCTATCATGTGCTCTGGCCTCACAAGCAACAAGAGCTTGTATATCGCACAATGAAGTCTTCGCCGTTTATCGTTGCTCGATATATGAAGGTTGCCGGTGAGATCTATGGCCGTGGTCCTTTGGTTACTGCTATCTCTGACATCAAGACGTTAAACAAAACTGTTGAGCTGGTTCTGAAGAACGCATCTTTGGCTATCTCTGGCGTATATACAGCGGCAGATGATGGCGTTCTCAATCCTCAAAACATCAAGATACAGCCTGGGTCTGTTATCGGTGTTGCTCGAAACGGTGGACCGCAGGGTGCGTCACTGGCTCCCCTCCCAAGGGCCGGTGACTTTAATGTCAGTCAGATCGTGATGAATGATCTGCGCATGAACGTGAAGAAGATCCTGATGGACGATACGCTGCCGCCGGACAATATGTCGGCTCGTTCTGCTACTGAGATCGCTGAAAGATCCCGTGAGCTGGCAACTAACCTTGGTTCTGCGTTTGGTCGATTGATTGATGAGACAATGGTTCCATTGGTATCTCGGATTCTTTTTATCTTGGATCAGCAAGGCTACATCGATCTCCCGCTCAAGGTGAACGGCGTTGAGGTAAAAGTTACGCCGGTTGCTCCTTTGGCCCAGGCTCAGAAGTTACAAGAAGTAAACGATGTTGTGCAATTCATGCAGATTGCAAATGCTCTCGGCCCACAAGGTCAGATGACATTATCCATTCCAAGGATAGCTGCGTTTATCGCGGAAAGAATGAACATCAAGCAGGACTTGCTCTCTACACCAGAAGAGCAGGAAATGCAGATGCAACAGATGCAGCAAGCAATGATGGCTGAACAAGGGCCACCGGCTGCTAACGATGGTGGAGCAACAATGGAGGCGATGCAATGAGTTCACCCGATGGCTGGGAAGGTTTAACCCAGGCAACAAGTGAAGCTCCAAAGGCCGCAGATATAGATATGATCTATGGCAAAGTGTTTAAGAGCACGGAGGGGGCGCGTGTACTAAGTCATTTGCGCAGTATTACTATTGAGCAACCGACTTGGTTTCCAGGAGAAGATGCGAGTTTCGGCTATGTGAGGACGGGCATGGCTGAGATGGTTCGCATGATTGAGAAAAGAATAGAAAGGTCAAACAATGGCTGAAGCAATGGCAGAACAAGTGGAAGCTGATGCTCCAATGATTAACGTGGCAGAACCGGAGGCTCCCCAGCAGGATGAGCCTGTCGCAGTTCACGAACAGCCACAGGGCGAACCACAGGCGGCAAGTGATGATGAGCCGCTAGAGCGCCCAGATTACTATCCAGAAAAGTTTTGGGATGAGGACGGTCCTGATGTTGAGAAGCTGGCAAAAAGTTATGCGGAGCTTGAAAAGAAGTTTAAGGCCGGAAAGCATAAAGCACCGGAGCAGTATGATGTATCTGCACTTGCGGATCAGGGTTTGGACGCTGAAGATCCGACTGTCTCCGTATATCAGGAGTGGGCTAAAGAAAACGGGATTAGCCAGGATGCCTTTGAGGATCTCGCTGGCCGTGTCCTTGCCCTATCAAAAGATGAGCAAGAAAGTGTGCAGTACGATCAACGCGCTGAAATGCAAAAACTTGGCACTAATGCTTCTGAGAAGATTCAAATGACTGAGCGGATCTTGATGAAGGCTCCTTTGAATAATTCAGAACGTGAAGCGATAGCATATTCATTGAACAATGCTGACTCTATCAATGCTTTCCTCAAGTATCACCAGGCAATCACGAATGAAAACATCCCGATCAAGCCTACGATCCAGCAAGATAGCATGACAAAGCAAGACTTGCAGGTTGCTATATCTGACCCTCGTTGGCAAAGTGATGCCGCTTGGCGCACTCAGATGGAGCAAAAATGGTTCCAATCGCAACAAAACGGTTAGGTACTTGCAATAAATATCGCTTGCGTGTATTTTAGCCTTAACGGCTAACCGTGCTCGGCCCGTTGGATGTAGTAATCTACTGGTTGGCGCGGCCATAACGCGCAAGCGACCGCCCGAACCTCGGATAACGGAAGCGTTTAGTTGAAACGCAAAAGGAGGTTTTTGCAAATGGCGATTAACGTCTCAACCGCGTTTGTTGATCTTTTCGATTCTGAGGTCAAACAGGCGTATCAAGCCGAATCGTTGCTTCGCGGCACGATGCGGACACGCAGCGGAGTAGCTGGTAACACTGTAAAGTTCCCGACAATCGGGAAAGGTGTTGCAACACTTCGCGTCCCACAAACTGATGTCACACCACTGAACGTAACTTACGGTCAGGTAACTGCAACGATGGAAGATTACATCGCAGCAGAATATTCCGACATCTTCCAGCAATCGCACATCAACTTCGATGAGCGCTCTGAGTTGGTTCAAGTAGTATCTAAGTCTATTGCTCGCCGCATGGACCAGATCATGATCGATGCTCTTAATGCTGCTACTGGCACATCCACTGTTGCAACAACAGTTGGCCCCGGTGGTAACACAGACATGAACATCGAGAAGCTACGCGCAACAGCAAAAGCTCTTAATGAGAAGAACGTACCTTCTGAGGGCCGTTATTTGTTGATGCACGCAACACAGCTCGATTCGTTGCTCGGTGAACAAGAGATCACTAGCCAAGACTTTGCTGCGGTAAAGGCTTTGGTCCAAGGTGAGATCAACACATTCATGGGCTTCAACATTTTGACAATGGGTGATCGTGATGAGGGTGGCATTCCTAAGCCTTCTACTCGCACCTGTTTTGCTTGGCACAAAGATTCAATGGGCTATGCTGAGTCAATGGCGCAAAAAACTGAGGTAAACTATGTCCCTGAAAAGACATCTTTCTTGGTTAGCTCCATGTTCTCTGCCGGTTCCGTTGCGATTGACGGTGAAGGCATTGTCAAAATTTCTTGTACTGAAGCGTAAGGAGAATAGACAATGGCATTCGCACAAGCAAACTGGTCAACTGTTGCCGCTTCTAAAAGCGGTGTTTCCCCAGCAATGTATAGCTATTCTTCTTCTGTTGATAACCAAGCCGCAATCGCTGGTTCCGGTTACTTCAACACAGTGGAAGCGCTTATCACTACTGGTGATATGATCTACACATATGGAAGCGATGGCGGTCAGATCCTCATCGCCACCAATACTGCTGGCGTTATTACAACGGCAGTTCTCGTATAAGGTTGGGGGGCTTCGGCCCCCCTTCCCCACTAACAGGAGGGCAATATGGCCGCTGGTGATACTTCACTCTCAATCTGCTCAGATGCTCTAATCCTGTTGGGTGCAGCGCCGATCTCTTCTTTCACGGAAGGATCTGATGCAGCCCAGGCTTGCGACAGGCTTTACCCAGATGTTCGCGATACACTTCTATCTAACTACCTATGGAGCTGGAGCGTTCAGAAGCAACAGCTCGGTCGGCTTTCTACTGTTCCGGTTGATGAATGGAAGTATGCTTACCAGCTTCCAGGTGATATGCTCTCAGGCGTCATTGCGCTATTCCAAACCGCTGGCTTAAACCAGCAGCCAGTTCGTTATGGCTGGGAGATCTACGGGGATCAGGTCTTTACTAACTTTGAAAAAGTATTTGTCGATTATCAAGCTACAGTAGCAGAAAGCAAGATGCCTCCGTATTTTGTTCGTCTGCTCAGAACAGCCCTCGCTGCGGAGCTTGCCTTTGTAATTACCGATCAAATATCAAAAGCCCAAGATTTCCGCCTTCAGGCTTTCGGCACACCGTCAGATTCCGGTCGCGGTGGTTTGATGCGTGAGGCGATGAACGTGGACAGCCGTGGCAAGCCGCCACAAATCATTGAGGATTACTCCCTTATTGATGTGAGATACTAAAATGCGGATCATACAGTTCCAGACTAATTTCTCGGTTGGTGAGCTTGATCCGCTTTTGCGCGCTCGTACCGATCTTCAGCAGTATCAAAATGCTCTTGAGGAAGCTACGAATATAATCATTCAGCCACAGGGCGGATTTAAGCGCCGTGACGGGCTTCAGTTCATACATGACTTTGGGTCTACGTTTACAGACTTTAAGGTCATTCCTTTTGAATACAGCGTTACTGACAGCTATTTGCTGGTCTTGGTCAATCAGCGTATTTATATCTTTAAGGCGGGTGTCCTTCAGACAAACATCAATGGTTCTGGCAATGACTATTTAACAGCAACGGCAATCACAACTGCTATGCTCGATGAGATCAACTATACTCAGGCTGTTGATACGCTCATTCTCTGCCATGAGGATCTGCAAACGAAACGATTGGTAAGAAACAGCGATACATCTTGGACGCTGGAAAACCTGCCGCTCAAGAATATTCCTCAATATCCATATGCGTTTGATACGCACCAACCAAACTTTACAATTACGCCCAGCGCAACAACGGGTAACATTACCATCACGGCGTCAGGGGCGACAACAGACAATGGAACGGCGCAAGCCGGTTCTGCCGATACTATAACCTTGAAGGCAGCAACAAGTTATACCAGTGACGATCAGCCCAATGGAATGTTTATTAAGATTACATCCGGTACTGGCGCGGGTCAAACTCGCCATGTTGAGGATTATGTTGCGTCAACAAAGGTTCTTACAGTTTATCCTGCATGGGATACTGCGCCAGATGCAACGTCAAACTATACAGTAAATCCATTTGAGGAAACTGCTGTTGGTGAATATGCCCAGGTTCTCAGCACATTTGGTCGTGCTCGTTATGTAGAATATGTTTCCCACACTGAAATGAAAGCTGTTGTTGAAGTTAATTTCTTTGACACCAGTGGCATTACTGCTGGAAACTGGGAGAGCGAACATGGGTATGAAGATACTTGGTCTACCACTCGCGGATGGCCCAGATCTGCTACGTTCCATGAGGGTCGCCTATATTTCGGTGGATCTAAGTCGAGGCCCAATACCATTTGGGGTTCAAAGGTCATAGACTACTTTGACTTTGGTGTTGGTACTGGTCTTGATGATGAATCCGTTGAGGCAACAATCAACACAAATCAACTCAATTCGATTGTAAATTTGTTTGCAGGTAACGATCTGCGTATCTTTACTACTGGTGCTGAGTTCGTTGTTTTGCAGACCGGCGATAATCCTATCACTCCAGCGTCTTTCTTTGTACGCCCACAAACCAGACTTGGATCAAAAGCTGGACTTCCGATTGAGGATCTTAATGGTGCGTCTCTATTCATCCAGCGCCAGGGTAAATCAATCAATGCGTTCCAGTTTGGCGATACGACAGCATCTTATCAGGTCCAGAACATATCAGCTCTCAGCTCTCACTTGCTAAAAGATCCCATCGACATGGCCGCGCGTAGGGCTGCATCTACAGATGAGTCAGATCGCCTGTTCATTGTGAATGGCACTGATGGATCAATGGCTGTTTACTCGATCCTTGTCGGTCAAAATGTTATTGCTCCAAGCCGGTTCACTACTGATGGCGACTTCATTGCTGTCGGCGTGGAGGTTGCTGACGTTTATGTGATCGTCAAGCGCACGATAGATGGCTCTGATAATTATATGCTGGAGAAATTCAGCCCAGACTTTTCCCTGGATAGCGCTAAGAGCGGCGGAGCGGCCTCCTCAGTAAACATGGAGCAGCTAGAGGGTGAGACTGTAGCAGTCATTCGTGATGGCGTCATAGAGCCTTCTCAGGTCGTACCGGCATCACCCTATACGATTACTTTCGCATCCCCAGCAACAACAAGCTATCAGGTGGGCCTGGACTATACTGTAACAGCTAAAACCATGCCAGCCGAGCCGGTTCTATCTTCTGGCTCTGTGCAAGAGTTTAAGAAGCGCATCTCTCAGGTTGATGCAATCGTAAATAATACCCAAGATATGACGGTGAACGGCAAGCAAGTTCCATTTAGAAACTTTGGTGTAGATGTGCTAGATTCGGCAGTAGAGCCATTCACGGGCGTTAAGACTGTGCATGGTATTCTTGGGTATAGTGGCACAGGGCAGATAACGATAAGCCAATCTGTGCCGTTAGCAATGACCGTCCTTGGTCTTGAATATCGTTTAAGTGTGGGGAATTGATATGGCTGTTTTAGCTCCAATGGTTGCATCTAGCGGGTTCCAACTTGCTATGGCAGGGGTTTCCGCTCTGGGACAAATTTCTGCTGGCGCTGCTCAAAAACGTCAATACCAGATGCAGGCTGAACAGGCCGAGCTTCGCGGTAGGTCAGAGGCCATTGCCTATAAGCAAAGGGGTGCTGATGCTTTGCGCAATATGAATGAAACATTAGCTGCAATCATATCCAGATCTGCCGCCGGAGGTGTTGATCCGACATCTGGATCTGCCTCTGTGCTTCAACAGTACGCATTATCTGAGGGCGCTAGAGAAAAGCAAATCGCTCAGGACAATGCTATTATGGCTCTTGGGCAAGCAAGCACTCAGGCTGGAATTTATCAATCCGCTGGTCGCGCAGCGCAGTTATCTTCTTATGTATCCGCCGCCGGAACTCTCGGCCAAGGTGCATATCGGT